GATCGCCCGTAACCATCGTAAACCCACTGGTTGTTATAGCACCTGCCCCGCTTCCGTTAGTTACCTGAATAATCATTGTTCCAGAGTTAGAGGGTGGCGCAAGTGTAAATGCCCCACCATTTGTTATGTATTGCAGATTCCCATAAGATTCATCAGGCGTCCAAGTTCCACTTGTTTTTGTTCCAGCACTATAATCAGTTGTAGCAAATCCGGCCGTTAGAATATCAGCCGTGTCAGCCATCAAAATATCAGGATCGGCAGTAACGGTTGCGTAATCTGTTCCACCCGAAGCAGAGGTTAAGGCAGCGCCGATAAAGTTGATTCTGGTGGCTGTGGCGACTACCTGAGAGCCTTCTTCATCAATCCTTACTCCGGCAATTCCGCTTGATCCAGGTATGGTTACTACCGCTACTCCAGTAGATGGATTTGTCGCCGTTACACCCGCACCAACAAAGTTGAGTTCAGTTATGTTCGATGCAAGCGTAGTACCTTCGTCATCAACAATGATCGTCCCGCTTCCACCTGATAACGTTGCCCACGAAGCGTTAGTGCCGTCAGTGGTAAGGTATTTACCAGAATTCCCGGTTTGATCAGGTAGGAGGCTTACGAGTGTTTCAGACAATTCACGCCAATACACGCCAAGGGCATTAGCCAGTTCGTTTATCGTTTTCGGGAAAAATGGATTAGGACGTATTTTCATTCTCGCCCTGCATTTCTGGCTTCTACATCCAAGCCCATCAATTCAACGTCACCAGTAAAACTGATCTTCCCCCTGTGCCAGCGGGCCGAACGGATCACGTCAAACTTACCCGAAGTCTGCGTAGTGGTTGCATCCTCAGTGAATGTCTCACCGGCTTGATCTGCATAATAATTAATCATGCTGGCTGAAGTCGGAATTAGCATGTATCTGGGTCGGACACGACGAATAAGGGTTTTTATCTCATCGTCACCAATGATATTGGGAGTGATGCTGGAACTGGTGGAAGTTCCAGTAATAGTCTTAAGCGTATGAGTGCTATCAAACACGGCAGGCTTTGGCGTGCCTTCCGATGCCTGAAGATCGCCATAGGTGAATCCTGTAAACGCAGCATAGGTAGGATACAAAAGCAGAAAATCAGCATACGTCCGAGCACCTGCAACATACTCAGAAGTCGCCTCAATCGCTAAAGTACCCTTACCCCATTTCTGGGTTCGGTAGTTATAGACAACATACGCATTCAGACTTGTTCCGGTTCCGCTTACATAGAACCAGTAAACCCACCCGTTAATCCGGTCATGCAAAGCCTGGGTATCTGTGCGGTATTTATTGTTTATATTTAGGTTAAACCATTCCTTAATCTGCCCGCTGATAGGCGTTACGCTTGCAGTGTCGTAAGCATAGAAGTCATCGTCCGACAGGAAATAATGGGTTGTACCTACCTTTGCGATTGCTTCGTGACTGACAGCACCAACGATGTCAGACACCATGGAGAAGTCCCAAATACTGGGAGTCCCTACATACCGGGCCAGATACATTGATCTGCGCTTGTAATAAATCGCATAGTCGCCCAAACGCTTTACAGCAATGACTGGCCCAGGTGTATCTAGCAACCTGCCATAGACGCATTGAGTATTAACGTCTGCCGTCCAGTCGGTATAGTCTCCGATGGCACTACAGGCCCATCCGTCATGAGTGACAACCGATCCTGCTGGGTCAATATAGTCGCCTACAAGAATGAACTGCCCAACTGCTTCAGCCGTGTAGCTGATAGGCATTGCAGTCAGGTCTGCAAAGTCACTCGCGCTTGAATGGTCGTATTTCTGGCAAATATCAATACCATTAACGGCAAGCGTTATGTTTCCCTGTTGGGCAAAACGCCACTTGGATAGACTCGACCCGGTATAGTCACTTGTGGTGCGAGTCACATCAGTCCATGATGTAGAACCACTCTTGTAAATCTTCGTCTGGGTTCCGGCAAACATCACGTTTGAACCATCAAGTAGGGAAACGATTGATGCCGTCCTACATGCGGTTGCGAGTGCTGCAAGTCCGGGTGAAACAGCAGATGGTGCTCCCTGATAACCCCTGCTTGTAGGGATCATGTCGTCTAGGTCGACAATAACCCCTTGCAGTGTTTCGTCTGCGTCTGGAATCCACTGATCCAGTTTTACCAGCATCAGGCAACCCTTACGCGAAGATTTTGAGCATGTTTCCTTCCAGCATCAAGAATCTTGATACGCCGGATAATATCTTCGTACATCATGTTGTACTTTGATACTTGGTCATCATCCATTGCAAACTTGAAAGCCTCAGACAGACAGCCGTAAAGGTAAGCATCAGGATGAGTCTCTAGCAGCCAGTTAGACGTATTGGTTCCGTCCAGAGCCGTAATTTTCAGGTAATACTCGACGATTACATCGTAGGATGACGCGGCATCAAGTTTGATTTGATCCCCGACAATCGTGTATTTACCGGCCAATGTCTGTCCTGACGCCAGCCTGTCCATTTCGGCAGGTGTGATGTATTCCAGTGTGGTTAACGGATAGGTATTGAGTTTTACGTTACGAACAGCAATCCAGCCGGTCGGCATGGCTACAAGCCCGCTTGATGGTGTAATGGTGGATGCTTCCTCCATCTGACTAACGCGAAGATCACGATTCAATCGTGCTTCGGTAATATCAATGAAGTCATCAAGCTGGCTGGTGAGGTCTGATCTGTGCGTCCAATCAGCGATTGCCGTTTTTAGTGTGCTGTAGCTTGTGATAGCCATCCCGCCTCCAGATTAATAAACAGTCCCAGGCGGGTTGCTGTGGTTGCATTATATCAACTTTTGCAATGTCAACAAGGTTATCTAATTACCTTCGTAATGCCTTTTATACCCTTCAAACATTTTTTGTAAGACTGGTTCGGCATGGATGGATGTACCCATCAACTCCTTCCATGTGCAAGTCATAATCGCAGCTTCTTTTTCTTCAAACCACGCTTCAGCCAATTCACATTCATGGGTTTCATGCCATGCAGGGATACCTTGTGTGTAATGGATAATTTTTGCATCTTCGTTCGGATGATCGTATCCAACCAGATGATTGTATTCGTGCGGCAATTCTCCAATAGATTCAGCCCATTCAAACTTTGTAGGTGATCCTGTTTCGATCAAGTCCAATGTCAGGTCTTTGCACTTGGCATTATTGAATACCATCACGCTAGGCCATTCAAATTTCATGTCATGCTTAACCACGCTTACAGCATCACCGTTTTTCTCTGCAATGTCGAAAACCTCTTTAATGTCGCATCTGACAATCATATCCGCATCTATAAACATCGCCATTCCTTCATAGTTGCAAAGGTATGGGACTATATAGCGTGAATAGGTAAAGTCAGTTAGTCCACGGCGACTCATTGGAAGCTGATTTAACAACAGTGGGGTAATCTGTACAGGCTCGGATGATCGTCGGATAATGCTGCTTTGCAAAACGGTGTATGCAAGCGGAGCACGATAATCAATCCCGATAAAAACGCGCAGCATTTCATTCTCCTTTCAATTTATTAACCCCGAAAATCATATCATTCGCCTTATTAATCATTTTTTTGTTATGTTCATCTTTCATGATCTCAGGCAACCAGTTTGCAAATTCTATTTTTCCTGAATAGTAATCGGCGTCTTTTGCTATTTCTAGAATTGCTCGCATTAGCTGATATGAGAAATAATGTTTTTGCATATCATCACTATTAACTTTTTTGCTTAGTTCTGAACATCTCACTGTTTTTTTATGTGTTATTCCGTTATGTTCAGCAATTATTTGCAAAACATCAGGTTTGCATCTAACAACATCAGTAATCAGCATTTTGCACCACTTTCAGCATATTCGATCATCCGTTGTTTCCTTTCTCCTTTCCAATGCAGCATCCATTTATCGCTTAAATCCTTCTCATTTTCTTCATTGCCTTTAGGCGTGTAGTTATAGATTGAACATGGAAGAATAAGCGTTTTATACACATCAACTAGCTTGACCATCGCCACTTGGTCTCCATACCAATGTTGGAGGTCTGCTGGCATTTCTTCAATCTTCATCACTATATGCGGCCAGTAGTTCTCATTACGAACGATTGCAAATCCACCGTTGTAATGCATGTACTGACTGATTGAGTTTCCGTTCAGGTCAACGATCTTTCGGTCGTTACGGGTAAGGCACACATCGAAGTCCATAGCCATAATCGGCTCATAGCTGTGCTGAAACAACATATCATCATCACAGTATAGTCCAGGCTTGTTAAACGCTGCATAAGCCTTGGCACGCCACAACACAAACCCTTCGTTTCCTCTTGGATACCTGAACACTTCGCATCCAGGGAATGCTTGGCCATCTTCATCTGTAATTTGCCAAACCTCGTTCCCTTCCACTGTTTTCAGGAAA